TGCGCGTCTGCGACTGCGACTACCCCCGCTGCCACCGCGAGGGCTGCAGCGTCAGCCTCCGCCACGAGGGCGCCTCCCCGCACCTCTGCCTGGGCAGTGCCTGAGCTCGAGGCCTACCGGCGCTCGCTCCGGCCGCACAGCCACGCCTGGCTCCCCCTCGACGACGAAGACCTCGACAGCCCGGACTGGTGCATGGGCTGCGGCGCGGTCCGCTGGCCCGACGGCGAGACCATCCCCGGCTGTCCCATTTGGGACAGCGGCCACTGACGCCGGGGAGGCGCGTTGCTCACCGCCGCGCCTCCCCGCTGCACCCCCCGGTGAACTACCAGCTGGCCAACGCCGCCGCCGCGGCCGCGCTGGTCCTGCTCCTCACCGCCGCGCCCTGGCCCCGACGGCCACGGCGCGGCCCTACTCCCGGTGGACGGCGTCAACGGCGAGCGGCCAGGCCCAGCGCTTGCGGGCCCGGTGACGAGCACCCAAGGCCGGCGAGGGCGCACATCCTTCAGCGCCCGGTGACCCTGCCTGCGCCACCCACCGTCCCCAGTACCGTGCACCCGCGAGGGAGGCCATGGCCCGCGCTCCGGGCACCTGCCCCCACGCCGGCTGCGATGAGCCGGTGCCCGTCGGGCAGCAGTGCCCCGCTCATCCACGGCGGGTGCGCCGACCCGATGACCGCCGGCCCGACGCCAGCGAACGCGGCTACGACCGCAAGTGGCGGCGGAACGCGGCGAACTTCCTGCGCGCCCACCCCGTCTGCGTCGACTGCGACGGCGCGGCGCAGGTCCCCGACCACGACCCCGTCTCCCGACGGGAGCTCGTCGCCCGCGGCGACCCGCACCCCGACGCCTGGCACCACCTGCGGCCCCGCTGCACGCCGTGCCACAACCGGCGGACCGGCACCGTCCGCGCCTGACCACACCTGACCAGCCCTCACCGTGCGTGACCGGGGTGGGGGGTCAAGGGCGGCCCGAGCAGGGGACGTGCACCGCGGGGGTAGGTCCGGGCGAGGTTGTACGGGTTCCCAGATCCCGCCCCCGGCGCACTCTGCTCACCCACCGTCACCAACCGAGGGGGGAGCCGGGTGACCACCATCGCCGCCGCGCTGGCCGCCGACGGGACCGTCGTCATGGGCGCGGACACGTACAGCTGGTACCACAACACCGCCACCCCGGGTGCGGTGAAGGTGTGGGCCCACCCCGTCGCCGACGGGCAGCGCAGCGTGCTGGTGGCCGCTTCCGGGCAGGCCGCGGTCAAGGACCTCGTCCGCGCGCACTGGAAGCTCGGCGGCGTCCCCGGCGACGCCGACACCGACGACCAGGCCGACACCTGGGCCGCGGCCTGCGCCGAAGCGGTCGCCGGGATCGCCGCCGACGCCCGCCCCCCGGCCACCGGCGAGGACGGGTACGTCGACGCCGTGCTGCTGCTGGCCTGCGGCGGGCGGCTGTGGAAGCTGTGCCAGCAGGCGGCCGTCCCGCTGTACCGCGCCGCCGACTTCTACGCCGCCGGCTCCGGCGGTGACGTGGCCCTGGGCGCGCTGCACGTGCTGCACGAGCACCCCGACCGTTCCCTGCCCGTCGTCACCGACCGTGTCGACCGGGCGCTGCGGACCGCCTGCGCGTGGGACGCCTGGTCCCGGGTCGACCGCGCCGGCCCGACGATCCTGCGCCTGGACCGGGCCGGCCGGCTCAGCTGAGCCGGCCGACCCGGCGCCCGGCGTCCCTCACCGGGAGGAGGACCGTCGCATGCCCGGCCCGCCCCCCAACCCCAACGCCCGCCGCCGCAACGCCGGCTCGGGGTTCACCCCGCTGCCCGCGGCCGGCCGCCCCGGGCCGCCGCCGCCGTGGCCGCTGCGCACCGACCGGGGCCGCTACGACGGCCGCCGCCGGCTGCTGTGGGAGCAGCTGTGGGCCACGCCGATGGCCGAGCTGTGGGACCGGCACCGGTGGACGGTGCCGGTCGCCCGCTACGTCGAGCTCGTGCTGGCCTACGAGGAGGACCCCCGCGACGCCGGCGCCACCTTGCTGTCGGAGATGCGCCAGGCCGAGCAACTGCTCGGGATGACCGCCGTCGGGCTGCTCAAGGCCCGCGCCGCGATCGACCCGACCACCGTCCCGGCCGCGGCCACTGCCGCTGCAGGCGGGGTGGGGACGGCGTCGGTCGTGGTGCTCACCCCGCGCACCCACGTTGGGTAGCCGACCGTTCCCGACCTCGCTGGGCGACGTCGTCGCCGCCGACATCGAGGCCCGCTGCTGCCACGGGCCCGGTGACGTCTACGGCAAGCCCGTGCGGCTGACCGCCGACGAGCACGCCTTCCTCGAGGCCGCCTACGCCATCGACCCGGCCACCGGCCGCCGGCAGGTCGACGTCGGCGTCTACTCCCGCCGCAAGGGCCTGCGGAAGTCCGAGCTCGGCGCCTGGCTGGTCGTCGAAGAGACCACCGGCCCGACCCGCGCCTACCTCGACGGCGGGCAGGCCATCGCCCGCCCACCGCACGACCCGACGGTGATCTGCGCGGCCACCACCGAGGACCAGGGCGAGCTCGTCTACGGCGCGTTCCGGGCGATCGTCGCCGCCTCCGACGCGCTGGCGCCGCTGTACGACGTCGGCCTGGAGCAGACCTACCTGACCGGCATGCCGGGGCGGGTCGACCTGACCCAGACCCGCAACGCCGCCGCGCTGGACGGTGGCCGGCCGACCTTCGAGGTCGCCGACGAGGTCCACCTGTGGCGGTCCGGGCCGCTGCGCGAGGCGTGGCGGATCCTGACCCGCAACCTGCGCAAGCGCCGCGAGGCGCAGCCGTGGCTGTTCGGCCCGACGACCGCCTACGGGCCCGGGCAGTCCTCGATCGCGGAGCTGCTGCACAAGGCCGCGCGGGGAACCCCGCCGGCCGGCCGGCTGCTGTACGACCACCTCGAGGCCTCGCTGCGCTGGGACCTGGACGACCCCGAGCAGCTGCGGGCCGCGATCACCGAGGCCGGGGGGGCCGCGGACTGGTCCGACGTCGAGGGCATCGCCGCCGGGTACGCCGACCCGACCCAGTCCGAGCAGGACTTCCGCCGGTACTGGCTCAACCAGCCCGTCGGCGCGGCCGACCAGTGGGTCACTCCCGACGCGTGGGAGGCCCTCGCCGCCCCCGGGCGGAAGCTGGAGCCGGGGGACGCGATCGTGCTGGGCTTCGACGGCAGCGACTACGACGACGCCACCGCCCTGGTCGCCTCCCGGCTGTCCGATGGGCACGCCCAGGTGCTGGGCCTGTGGCAGCGCCCCACCGGCGCGGCCGGGCTGACCTGGTCGGTGCCGCGGCCGGCGGTCAACCGGGTGGTGGCCGCCGCGCACACCCGCTACCGGGTGGTGCGGGCGCTGGCCGACCCGCCGGGCTGGCGCGACGACATCGCCCGCTGGTCGAACCTCTACGGCGGGGTGTGGCGGGAGTTCCGCACCGCGGTGCCCACCTACATGGGCCCGGCGATCGAGCGGGCCTCCACCGCGATCCGGGCCGCGGAGATGTCTCACGACGGGTCGGCCGCGCTCGCCGAGCACGTCATCGGCGCCCGGCTGGTCGACGACCGCGGGCAGCTGCGGCTGGCCAAGCGCAACGAGCGCGAGGACAAGATCGACGCCGCCGTGGCGTGGGTGCTGGCGCATGAGGCCCGCGGGCGGGCGCTGGCCGGCGGGGTCGACCCCGACCCGCCCGAGCCGGCCGGCGACTACGCCTTCGCCGCCTGGTGACCAGCGCCCGCCTGATCACCGCCCGCCTGACCACCGCCCGGTGGCCGCTCACTGGTGACGATCCGACTTCGGGAGGAGGTGTCCGCTGGTGCCGACCCCCGAGGAGTGGGCCACCCGGCTGCACAACCAGCTGGAGGCTCAGCGCAAGCACGCCCGGCAGTACGACGACATCTACACCGGCGCCCGTCGGCTGGCCGTCGTGGAGTCCGAGTACCGCGACGTGTTCGGCATCCAGCCGACCGCCGCGGACCTGCTGGCGTTGACCCCGCCGGACACCAACGTCGCCGCGGTCGGCGTCGACGCCCTGTCCGAGCGGCTGCAGGTCGAGGACTTCGCCCTCGCCGGTGAGGGCAGCGCCGAGGAGCAGCGGCGGGTCACCGCCGCCGCGGCGGACCTGTGGACCGGCAGCGACATGGACGTCATGCAGTCGGTGGCCACCGTCGAGGCGCTGATCAAGGGCCGGTCCTACCTGCAGCTGGGTCAGGGCGCCGACGGGGCCACGATCAGCGTGGAGGACCCCGAGCAGATGGCCGTCGTCCGCGACCATGCTCCGCCCTACGACGTCGTCGCTGGCCTGAAGGTCGCCCCCGACCCGTGGGGCGAGCCGGAGCGGGTGACGCTGTGGCTGCCCGGGCGCACCTACGGCGGCACCCGCACCGGCGGGGCGTTCCGCCTCGACGGCGGCGTCACCGGCCCGGACCGGCCGCCGCTGTACGAGCTGGCCTACCGGCAGCGGCTGATCGCCGAGCCGCGGTCCTACATCGCGCCGGTCGCCTCGATGGCCGACAGCTATGCGCTGCTGATGGCCTACCTGGTCATCGCCGCCCGCTTCGGCGCGGTGCCGATCGTGACCATGTCCGGGGTCAGCCTGCCCCGCCACCCCGACACCGGGCGGGTGCTGCCCTTCGGCACCGACCCGACCCGCCCGGACTTGCCGCCGCGGCCGATCGGCGCCACCGAGGCGCTGGCCACCGAGAACCCCGACGGCCGGTTCGGCCGCATCGACGCCGGGCAGCTGGCCGGGTACATCGCCGCGCTGGAGATGCTGCTGTCCTCGATCACCGCCATCCACCGCACCCCGCCGTCCTACTACGGGCAGGGCGCCCGCTCGGGCACCTCCGGGGAAACCGTGAAGGCCGGCGAGGCGGGCCTGGAGCGGCGCAAGATCGACGCGCAGCGCTACCTGGGCGCGACCTGGCGGCGGGTGGTGTCCGACGCGGTCAGCCTGGACGTCGGCCGCCCGGTGCGGGTGCTGCCCCGGTGGGCGAACACCGAGACCCACATCGAGGCGCAGGACGCCGACGCGGTGCAGAAGTACGTCGCCGCCGGCATCGACCTGCGCACCGTGCTCGAGCACATCGGCTTCCCCCGGCAGACCGTCGAGCAGGCCATCGCCCGGCAGAAGGAAGCCCAGCAGGACGCAGCGCTGCTGCTGCAGGGCATCGACGCGCGCATCGGCGCCGGCGGGGCGGGCAGCACCGCGCTCGACGCCACCGACCCCGACGCCACCGACCCCGACGGCGGGCCGGTGCTGCTGCCGCTGGCCGGCTGATGCCGCCGACGGTCACCGCGGCCGCCATCACCGACGGCTACCGCGGGCAGCTGACCCTGGTCCGCGACAGCGTCGCCGACGCGCTGGCCGGGATGCTCGAGGGCGTCGACCTCGACGTGCGACCGGGCAGCCTGAGCCGGCAGCTGGAGCAGTGGGGCGCGCGCGCCGGCGCGCTGATCGCGGCCAGCTCCGAGCAGGCCGCGGCGCTGTCCACGGTGTACGTGGGCGCCTACATCCGCGCCGGCGGCGGCGAGCCATCCGCCGAGCTCGCGCCGGCGGCCGCGGCCCCACCGGACCTGTCGGTGGTCCGGTCGGCGCTGCTGTGGCGGCTGGGCCGCCGCGACGGGCGCGGCGCGGCGCTCTACACCGCGACCGGCACCGCCCGGCGGATCGCTCGCACCACCGTGTCGGCGACCGCGGTGCGCACCCTGTCGGTGGCCTACGACGTCGAGCCGGCCGTGGACCGGTGGCGACGGGTCACCTCCCGCTCGTGCTGCCAGCGGTGCGCGGTCCTCACGACCCGCACCTACCCGGCGTCCACGCCGATGTTCCTGCGCCACCCCGGTGACCGGTGCACACCCGAGCCGGTGCTGGCCGGCGTCCCGGAGCGGTTCACCCGCCAGGCGCCCACCGTCGTCGCCGCGTGACGCGGCGACCTGCCCCACCCCACCCGGATGAGAGCGAGAGGCTCGATGACCGCACCCCTGCCCACCCCGACCCCGGTTCCCGGCGCGCCGGGCACCCCGGCCCCGGCCAGCTCGCCGGCTACTCCGCCCGGCACCCCGCCGGCCACCCCGCCGGCGGCCACCCCGCCGGCGCCGGGCAGCGGCCCGGCCGGCGGCGTCGACGCGCTGCGCGCCGACCTGGCCTCCGAGCGGGACCGGCGGCAGGCCGCTGAGGCCGAGCTCGCGACGCTGCGCGCCGCCGAGGCTTCCCGGGCCGCGGTCGCCGCGCAGGCCGCGCAGGCCGCCGAGAGCGCGGAGACCGCGCGGGTGCGCCAGCAGCTGGAGGCCCAGGCGCAGCAGGCGCAGACGACGGCGGCGACCGCCATCGCGCACCTGGTGCGCTCGGAGGCCCGCCGGGTCGCCGTGGCCGCCGGCGTCCACGACGACCGGTCGGAGACCTTCCTGCGGCTGGTCGACCTCACCGGTGTGCAGCTGGACGCCCACGGCATCCCCGACGCCGCGGCCATCCGCACCGCGGTGGAGGCCGGCCTCACCGCGGCACCGGAGTTCCAGGCCACCTCCGGTGGCCCTCGCCGCGCGCCGCAGGTTCCCGGCGCCCCCGGGCACGGCGCGACGCCGACCCCGCCCGCGGATCTGCAGTCCCAGGTCGGTGACCTGCTGCGCGACATGCAGACCACCGTCGGCATCACCCCGCCGCCGGCGTCCTGACCGACCGGCGGCCCCGCCCACCCGGGCCGGGGCCGCTTGACCTGCCGGCGCGAGGCCGGCGGTCGACCTCCCCCCGCACCCTCACAGAGAGGAGCCCGAGGTGACCGACCTCGCGCCCATCCGCACCGACTACACCGCCGAGGACCGCCGCTGGCTGCGCGACATCCACGGCCTCACCGACACCGTCGGCGGCACCCTCGACGGCAGCCTGTTCACCGCCGCGGCGTTCCCCGGCGGCGTGGTCCGCTCGGGCACCGTCGTCGCGCAGGTGACCGCCGCCGGCGCCAGCCAGCGCCTGTTCGGGCCCTACGACCCGGCCGCGGCCGACGGTCGGCAGACCCCGGCCAGCGGCCGCACCTACCTGCTGGTCGACACGCACACGGTGGCCGCCGGGCGGCGGGTCAGCGTCGCGCTGCTCGACCACGGCGCGGTGCTGCGCAACCTCCTGCCCGCCCAGGCCACCGCGGCCGGCCGGTGCGACGCCGCCGCCGAGGGCGGCCTGCCCCGCGTCCGCTTCACCAACGGCTGAGCGCCCGCTCGCCCTCCGACCTCACAGAGAGCTTGATCTTCGATGCGACTGGTCCTCGACCTGGTCGACAACCTGCGGGCCATCAACCTGGCGGCCCGGCAGGTCCTCGACCCCAACAACATGCTGCGCGCCTTCCTGCCGGTCCAGCCGGTGGAGGACGTGCGCTACCGGCTCACCCAGTCCCAGCGGGTCGACGTCGTCGGCGCCGTCCGGGCGCTGGGCACCCCGTCCCGGCAGATCCGCCGCCCCGGGGTCACCGAGATCCGCGGCGGCCTGCCGGCGATCTCGGCGATGGAGTCCCTCACCGAGACCGACCTGGTCCGCGCCCGCACGATGGCCGGCCTGGACGTGTCCGGTGAGCTGACCCGCTCGGTCGCCGCCTCCTCGGCGACCACCGCGCTGGCCGTGGACAACTCCTTCGAGCTGCTGCGCGGCTCGGTGCTGGCCACCGGCCTGCTCGCCGTCGACAACGGCGAGATCGTCCAGTCCGCGGACTTCGGCGTGCCCGCGGCCAACCGGTTCGCCGCCGGGGTGTCGTGGCTGGACACCGAGAACGCCACCGCGTTCGACGACTACCTGGCCTGGGCCGAGCGGTACCTGCGCTCGGCCGGCGGCCCGGCCGGTGCGTGCATCACCACCCGCACGGTGTGGAACCTGTTCCTGCGGAACAAGCAGGTCCGCGAGCAGTTCGCCACCGGCGGGGTCGTCCCCGCCCGGGTCCGCCCCGGCGACCTCGCCGAGCTCCTCGGCTCCTACGGCGCGCCCACGATGACCACCTACGAGCGGGTCATCGACCGGCAGCGGGTGTGGCCCGAGGGCCGGCTGACGTTCCTGCCCGGCGCTGGGCAGACCCGCGTCGGCTCCACCCTGCTCGGCATCCCCGAGCAGACCGTGCAGCTGGTCGGCGCGCAGGTCCTCAACGCCGCCGAGGCCCCCGGGGTGTCGGTCGTGACGCTGGTGCAGGACCACCCGGTCTCCCGCCACGTCAACGCCGACTCCCTGGGCCTGCCGGCCCTCGAGCGGCCCGAGGCGATCGTCTGCGCCAAGGTCCTCTCCGACGCCGAGATCACTGCGGCCACCGCCGAGGTGATCGGCTGATGCGGCGCCTGGCCACCACGGTCGTGCTGACCAGCGCCACCGGCGGCACGGTCACCTACCGGGCCGGGTCGGTGCCGGCGGCCGACGTCGCCGCCCGGATCACCAACCCCGACGCGTGGGTGAGCGACCCGGTCGACGACGTCGACCAGCCCACCCAGGTGATGTCGATCGTCGACCGGCCGAACCCGCCGGCCGCGGGCGCTGCCCGGACTCCGGACCCCGGCCCGGGGGAGGAGCCGGCGCGCAACGCCCGCACCGAGGCGTGGCGGGCCTTCGCCGAGGGCCTGGGGCAGACCGTGCCCGAGGACGCCGGCCGCGAGGACATCATCGCCCAGCTGGTCCACGCCGGACTGATCGGGGAGTGAGCCAGTGAGCCAGCCCGTCGAGCCACCCGACCAGCTCGGCGGGCTGGCCCCGGCTCCCCTGACCGGTATCGCCGCCGACATCCGCCTCGAGCGGCTGCAGGCGCTGATGATCAACCGGCCGCCGGACTGTCTCACCGACGAGACCGCCGGCCCCCTGGTCGCCGAGACGCTGCGCGGCATCGCCGCCGAGGTCACCGCCGTCACCGGCCCGACGCCCACCGGTGACGTGCGGGAGCTGGCGGTGTGGGCCGTCGTCCTGGGCGCGGCCGCGTCGCTGGAGGCGGCGCTGTTCCCCGAGCAGCTGCTCGGCGACGGCGCCCGCGCCGAGGTGCTGCAGCGCCGCTACCTCGGGGTGCTGGCCGACCTGCGCCGCGTCGTCGCCACCACCGGCACCGGTGGGAGCGCCGGCGGCGGCGCGTTCTCCGGTGTGGTGCACCTGGGCCGCGGCGGGTGGCCGGTGTGAGGCTCGAGGTCGAGCCCTTCGGTGACGCCCTCGGCGACGGGGGGCTGCTGTCGGCGATCGCCTCCCGCGCCGGGCGGACCGGCCCGGCGCTGTCCTCAGCGGCCGACGCCTTCCGCGACCGCGCGGCCCGGGTGTTCGCCACCGCCGGGTTCGGCGCCTGGGCGCCGCTGGCGGTAGGCACCGCCCGCCGTAAGGGCCACGGCCGGGTGCTCATCGACGACGGCGGGCTGCTGCGCTCCCTCACCGTCCGCGGTGACCGCTACCACGTGCAGCGGGTCACCGCCGACGAGTTGTTCGTCGGCACCCGCAACCCCGTCGCCCACCTGCACCGAGACGGCGCCCGGGGCCGCCCGAAGCGGAACCCGGTGCCGCCGGTCACCGCCGCGGAGTCCGAGCACTTCGCCGAGCACCTGCTCGGCTACCTCGTCGACGGGCAGACGTGAGCACCCCCAGCACGGGCACGCCGGGTATCGGCGGTGTCCGCGTCGTCACCGCCCACGACGTGTGCACCGCCATCGAGGCGCTGCTCACCGACCACCTTCCCGGCTGGGCGGCAGCGGCCGGCCTGGCCGCGGTGCGCCGCTGGGACCAGCTGCCCACCCCCGAGGCACTGTCGGCCGCCGCCACCCCGGCCGGGGCGATCACCTCCCCCGGCCTGACCGCCCCCCCGACCCGCCGCCGCGGCGCCTACGAGGCCACCTGGCGGATCGCGGTGGCCGTCTACGACCGCGGCAGCGACCACACCGACACCCAGCGCCGGGCGCGGACGTGGGCGGCGCTGGTCCGCACCGTCCTCATCGGGCACCCCCACCTCGGAGGCCTGGCCCGGGACCTGCAGTGGGTGGGCGAGGACTACGCGCCCATCCCCGGCGTCGGCGCCGCCCGCACCCTCGGCGGCTGCGTCGTCGCCGTCGACGTCACCGTCGCCGACGTCGTCCCCGCCAGCGCACCACCCGCCCTCGGTGGACCCGACCCGGCGCCCACCGTGCGCGCCACCCGGTCGACCGTCACCGTCCGCCCGACCCTCCAGGAGTGACCCATGGCCCGACCGCAGGTCGTCGTCAACGTCACCGCCGCGCTGCCGCGCCGCGGTGACCCCACCGCCACCGGCACCGCCGTGCTGGCCTTCACCGGCGGCACCGGCCCCACCGCCCCGCAGGTGGTGCGCTCGGCCGCCGACGTGACCGGCCTGTACGGGTCGACCGCGCCCGCGCAGACGTTCGCCGCGTGGGTCGCTGATGCCCTCACGCAGGGCGCGCACGAGGTGATCGTCGTGCGGGTGCCGGCGACGGCGCCGTCGGTGCACCCCACCACCGAGCAGTGGGCCGCCGGGCTGGCGGCGGTGACCGAGGAGTACGGCGCCTCCGCCCAGGTCGCCATCCCCGGGGAGGCCAGCGACGAAGCGCACGCGGCGCTGCTCGCCCACGCCGCGGACTTTCCCTCGCGCACGGTGTTCCTCGACATGGACGCGGAGGCCACCGCCGCCGAGCTGGCCGCGCTCGCCGCGACCCACGACGACGACCCCGCCGCGCCCCGCGCCGGCATCGTCGCCCCCTGGGTGACCGTTCCCGCCCCGGGTGGAGCGACCCGGGTGGTGCCGGGGTCGGTGCTCGCGCTGGGCCTGGTCGCCCGCAACGACGCCGTCGTCGGGCACGCCGGCGCGGTGCCCGCGTTCGACCAGGGCCGCAACGCCGGCGTCATCCGCGACGGCATCGCCCCCACGCAGACGTTCACCGCCGGCGAGCTCGACGCGCTGCACGACGCCGGGGTCAGCGTCATCCGGCAGGTGCAGGGCCGCCCCGTCCTCTACGGCTGGCGCTCCCTGTCCTCCGACGAGCGGTTCGCCCAGCTGTCCGCCGGCCGGCTCGCCGGGCAGCTCGGCAGCGGGATCGCCGTGCTGGGGCAGCAGTTCCTGGGTCGCGGCATCGACGGGCTGGGCCTGCTGTTCGCCGAGTTCGACGGTGCGCTGCGCGGCTACCTGATGGGCCTGTGGACCGCCGGCGCCCTCTACGGCGCCGACGCCGACGACGCGTTCGACGTCGCCGTCGCCTCGGTGAACACCCCGGCGTCCATCGCCGCCGGTGAGCTGCGCGCCTCGGTGGAGGCCGCGCTGACCCCGCACGCCGAGCGCGTGCGCATCGACGTCACCACGTCCATCGCGCAGGAGGGCTGAGACCCATGGAGACCCAGCAGGCATCGCTGGTGACCGTGTCCATCGACAACCGGTCGCTGGGGGTGTTCGACACCCGCTCCGGAGGCGACGTCACCGCCGAGCCGGCCAAGCGCCGCCCGGGCGGCATGCAGGGGTTGCGCTCGCACGCGGCGCTGCCCGACTACGACGACGTCACCGTCGGGCGGGCGTACGAGCGGATCCGCGACCACGAGCTGCTGCGCGGTCTGCGCGGCCGCGTCGGGCGCGCGTACATGCTCATCGCCGAGCAGCCGCTGGACGAGGACGGCAACGCATGGGGCCGCCCGACCCTGTACTACGGGCGGCTGGCCGGGCTGACCGACGGCGAAGCGGACTCCGAGTCCGGCGACGTGCGCATGTTCGAGCTGACCATGACCTGCTACGAGGTGAAGTGAGACCCGTGATGAGCCTGCCCGCCGACCTCTCCGCCGACTTCGACGCCACTGCCGTCCCCGCCGTCCCCGCCGAGGAGGACGGGGCCCGGCACGCCGCGCCCTCCTCCGGGCTGGCCCGGCTGCGGGCCCGCCGCGAGGCCGCCGCCGCCAAGCTGCACCTGGACCTGCCGGTGCCCCGCATGGACCCGCCGGTGTACGTCCGGTTCACCCCGGTCCCGGCGCCGGCGCTGACCCGCATGCAGCGCAAGTTCCGCGACTACAAGGGCGACGACGGCGACCTGCGCCTCAACGCCTCCCTGATCGCGCAGGCCTGCGTCGGGATCTTCGAGCGCGACGCCGACGGCGTCCCGGTCGGCCTCAACGGCGCCCACGACCCGGCCGGGTGGCCGCGCTTCGACCCGGAGCTGGCCACCGGTCTGGGCCTGCAAGCCGACGCCGGGGCGGTGGCCACGGTGCTGGCGCTGTACCTCACCGACGGCGACGTGCTCGCCACCGGCGCGAAGCTGGGCGAGTGGTCCGGGTTCTCCGGGGCGCAGCTGCTGGAGGACGAGCAGGGAAACTGACCGCCGACCCCGCCGTCCGCGCGGCCGGGGTCGGGCTCGTGTTCGGGCTGGACCCGCTGGCGGTGCTCGCGCAGCCGCCCC